CTATCGTTAATGACAAGTGCCATCTAAACCTCTCTTACGTTAATCTTAATATTGCTGCAGATGTTGTAAATGCAGGGAATTGAATTGTAAAAGTTCCTGCTGTTGCAGTTTTAACTCCACCGAAATCTAGAACACAAACTGCATCAGTAGTACCTGTACCACCATCAGTTGTTGTATTATAAATTAATGCACCTTGAGCAGATAATGTAACTCCAGTAAAAGATAAGTTAGCAAAACTAGTAATCGCTACTGCTGAAGATACTTTTACACCTTGATTAACAAGTGCTTTACCGCCTGCAGTATAACCAGATGAAGAAACTTCATTACCTGTTATATAATTTTCAGTTGAGGCACCTAGTGTTGCTAGTGATGTATACATCGCTAAGTTATAAGTATCAGATGATGTATCAAAGTCGTGTTTTCCTTGAAGTAACTCTTTTTTAAAAGAATTACAAATTGCGTTTGTTGTTATAGCCATAATAGTTCTCCTTTAATTTTATGGTGATGGTGAAGGTACTTGAACTCTAGGTACCCCATCATCGTATTCTGCTCGTCTTCTTCTCCCCATTTGTTGGAGAGCAAAATTCTGTACACCTTCATTATACTTACTTTTATATAGATTGTACATATCCATCGGCCCTTTTAGGAATGCATATGCTTCTGTCAGAACACCGTCTAAAAGCATTCCTTGTTGATATTCTGATAAGTAAGTAGTATTTGAAGATGTGAAACTTGGTGGAGTTACGATATAATTTAATTGAACTGCATATGCTTGGTCTGGTGTGGGTGCAACTACAATAGATGATTCATCCCAGTTAGCATAATATTTTGGAAGTCCTGTAGCACCACTTCCGTTATATTCTGTTATAAAACTAGTATCTCTTTTCTCCATAAAAGTTCTATCGCCTGTTTGATTAGTAGTACTAAATACTTGAAGAGATCTAATAACTAAAAAATCTGCAGGAGTAACTAAATATCTTTTATTGGCAGTAAATGATGATGTTGCATATTTTCTTGTGTCATCATAATCTACGGCTCCTGCAATATTTAATTCTGTGTTTCTAATAAATTGACCAATAATAGTATCGCTTAAAACATTACTATCTACTTCAGTAAAGTTTCTTACCTGTGTTAAAAAATCTGAATAACTTATAGCCATTATGTAATACTCACTGTAACTGATTTAATTTGCATAGATAATTGTCTTCTTCTATTTTGTAATGATGGATCTGCAGGAATCATAGCACTTGTTCCTTGAGTTATAAAAGCAAAATCTCCAGGTAAAGTTAAATTTGCAGTAATCATTCCTTGCCCACCTGAAGAAGATACTTCACCATTAACAACAGTTGGTTGTTGAAAATCTTGTGACCTAGTATTTTTTAAAGCAATGGCATCTGCCTTATGATAAGGAGGATCTAGTTGTGGATGTTTAGGCTCATACTCTGATATATGAACTAATGCACCTGTCCACTCTTTAACCATTTCTTTATATGGAAATGCTTGACCAGATCTATCCGATATTGCTTGACTTCTTTTTCCAGATGCAAAACTCATTAACCACCTCCTGGAAAGTATGATTGAGGAGATATATATACTGAAGTTCTAGAACCATCTTCATTTAATGCTCTAATTAATTCGTCCTCATATAATTGTTTTAATAATTGAATTCTATCTGGTGCTCTTTTTTGTGATAAATAATATGCAAGGCCAGAACACATACAAGGTAAAAATCTATAAGCTACATCAGCTGTATTTGTAAATCCACCTGCATCTTCAATTCTGTTTATTGTGTAAAATTTTAATGTTGTATAAGTTGTTGCATCAGGAGCTAAATATAAACTTATAGTTGGTGTTGTTTGTCTATCAACATAATACTGTGAGGGTTGTCCTGTTTGTAATTTGTTTGGAAGTGCAGCATAAGCTGATCTATCAATTTTTGTTAATGCTATATCGTTTGTAGATGAACTATCACTTGCGGCTGCAGTTGTAGAAATATATGCTTCAAGAACATCATTAACATCTGTTGCAACAGTATAAGTTGCAGTTCCAGCAGTTAAAGCTTGTTCATTAAGTTGAACTTTCCAAAGATGAATACCTCTGTTGCCCCACTCTGAAAATAAAAGATTTAAACTTCTTCTTGCGCTACGTAAGTCATTCCCACTATTAGTTCGCATACCACATCGTTCGTATGCTTCTTCAATAATGTCATCGATCTGAAGATCGAATGCTGTAGTTCCTGACGTAGCCATAATTCATTAAAGAATATCTTTATGATAATCCATAGATTTTCCAGGAATTAATTCTTCATCTTGTAAACCCATCCCAGAAGTTCTAGCTGCACCCATGCCTTTAATAGCGGCACCTCCTGCAACTTTTTTCATCATTTTAAAATCTTCACCAGATATTTTACCATCTTTATTTTTATCTAATTTTTTTTGTCCACCTGTTAACATTGTGTCTCCTCCTGTACTCATTTTTAATAAATCTGCATGAGATTGTTTTGTTGATTTTTTACTTAATTCTGTTTTTAATTTTTTAATCTTAGCTTTTTTTTCAGGAGATAAGGTTGCAACTTTATAAGCAAGATTAGCTGCTTCAAATCCTGCAGCAACAGGTAATGCAGCTCTACTTGCAATTCTACCTATAGTTTTAAGCTTACCAATATTACGTGCTTTTTTAGCTGCACTTGCAGTAATTAAAGCTTTTGATGCACTAGCAGGTTGATCAAATTTTTTTGTTAAACTAAGACCTTTCATTAAGTTTTTAGTTTTCTGTCCAGCTTTAAACATTTTATATTGTGTTTGAGATGGACCCATAGCTTTTGTGATTTTTGGTTTTCTTTCAATTGCTTTACCCAAATAGGTATCGGCTCTTTTGAATAATCCTTTTAATTTATCTGATAATTTCTCTGCCATAATTCTCCTTAGATTTCTATCATACCACCATAATACTTCTTGGTAAAGGTGCTAACATTATTTGGTTTGCCTCCAGGATTACCGGCTGCTCTCTTTCTTGCAACAGCAGAACGCTTTTCTGAGCTTGTCATTTGGGCTGCTTTTGCAGCAGGCACGCATTTGGGGTATTTTCTTTTTGATCCACTTGCAGATTTTCTTCCACATTCTTTGTATCCTCCATCTTTTTTAGGTGATCCTATATCAACCCATTTTTCATTAAACCATTTTTTAAGACTCATTAGAATACGCCTTTGAAACCTTTGCCTCTAATCGCTGCTCCTGTTCCACGTACCTCGCCTCCACACATTTTCTGTAAAGGAACTGCTGCTCCACTAGCATTTGTAGTGGTGTCTAACATCATTGCTCTGTCTGGTTTAACAATTGTATATGGCTTTTTCTTTGGTTTTTTATAATTATAAATTTTTTCTTTTGGAAAATTATCTATAATTTTTTGTGCTTCTTTTTTAAGTTTTTCAACCGATATACCGTTAGCTGCTTTTAATGGTTTAACTTTTTTTTGATATAAATTTATTAGAGGAGATCCCATAAATGAAGATGATTTATATGAAGATGAGTTAGGTTCTGCTTGTGATTCTTTTTTACCATAAACATTTTTTGCAAGTTTTCTTACCAATGTGCCCATAACTGCTTTCTTAGGTCCCCAATCTTTTTTCTTAGTACCAGATGGGTCTTTAATTTTGCCTGCACATATTTTAGATGCATAAGCATTTGCATATGCAGAGGGGTAAACTTTGAATTTTCTTTTGGCAGCTGATTTGCCTCTTGCACATAATTTAGTCATGCAAGATTATAACATTTTTTGACTAGGCAGTAAATGTCTTGGCTAGTGGGTTTTTCTTACGTTTGATAGCAAGTTTAACTTTTTTCTTTTTTTCTTTCTCGTCTCTCGCACCACGTAGTTTACCCTCTATTTGTTTTGATATCTGTGATCTTCCTATTGCCATTATACTAAATCCTTAGCCTTTCCTATTATTGGTTTATATTTTGTTTTACCTTCTGATTTATATGCATGCATAAATTGTTCACGTCTTCCTTCAGGTATCCAAGAACAGTGTATCCATCCCGAGTTAGGTTCTCCGGGCGTGTAGAACTCGAGGATCAATTGATCTGTCTCAAGGTTCATTTTAATCCAATCAGCAACTTCAGCATTATCAACTCCAACACATTCGAAGTCTGCGGCCTCAGCTTTTGCATGTTGGCTGTTCCGACTTGATCCTATAGCAAGACATAAATCTTCGCTACGGAATCCTGATGTCACTTTTACTCTACCGAAATGGTCCCGGACGGGTTGTAAAATATTTTCACAAAGTGCTTTTAGTTTTTCTATTTGCCCTGAGTTAGGATTATTGTTGATACCTTTACGTATCGCTGTGTCCGATTTGATTAATTCTTGGAGAGAAAAATTTCTACTTAGATTCATTTAAAATTTTTTTAATGGCCTTTGATCCGTCTATATTTTCTTCTAACTCTGCTTTTACTTTTCCGCATTTGTACTGAATATTATCATTTGCTGTACGTTCTGCAACCCTCTTTCCTTTAAGACAATTACTCATTGCAGGCTGTATTC